TTCGTACTCAATGGGGAGATAATTTAAGAGATGTAAAAGGTGAAGACGGTCTTTTTGTCCCAGAGAACGTAAGGAAATGGGAGGTTCATACAGAAAGATTGCTTGGTCAAGCTTCGTTCAAGGGGAAAGTTCCTAAAGGTACAAAACTACTTGGTGCTGGTTACGATGATTGGCGTGCGCGTGCAGGTACTGAGAAAGATGCACCAATTTTTTATAGTGATATAGCGACAGGAGATGTAAGAGCAAGAGGAGGAAGATTAGGAAAGATGGTAGGTGGGCCATCTAAAGATTTAGGGCCAAGTTATCCTCAAACACCTGCTGGTGATGCTGCCAATATTGCAGCCTTAAATAAGCAATTAGTTAATTTAAAAACTAATAGTGATGGTGCGAAAAAGGTTAGACAGAAGTTATTAGAAATTGAGAACAGGATGAGCCGTGAGATGCGTAAGGCTCAAGGTGCTGTAGGAGATATGACCCGAAAAGAAAATCAAAGAATCAGAGTTCAGGAAAAACTTGCGAAGATACGACAGGAAACTGGTGGTGGGCCAGGTTTCTCAGGTAGACAGGGTTATAAGTATCAGACTAGAAAGGATATTGGGGGTGGAAGGTTTGAATATGAAGAGAGACAGGATGCTGGATGGACAAGACCTCAAGTAAGTAGAGATCCTGTTACTGGTGCGATGATCGCGCCTTCTGCGTCGGGTGGTTATGCACCTGGTTCATTCCGTATGCCTGTGCCGACTCAGGTTAGGGAAATTTCTAATTTATATAATCAGATTGCAAATATTGGGATGTCGAAGATCAATGCAGATATTGATCGAATGGGTAAAAGTTATGAAGAGGTAAGAAAAGATATTCTTGCTGCGTCGAAAGCAGGTAATAAGAGCGTTCAAAGCTTAAATGCTCAAAAAAGTGCTTTTGTTCAATTAAGAGATGGGATGAATCCTGCTAGTAAGGGGTTTAAACAACTTACTAAGGATATTCAGAATACAGATAAAGCTTTGATGAGATTAAGTGCAAACAAGTTTAGTGGTGCAAATTTAAGGAGAACAGGTCAGTCAATATTGGGGGCTGGTTTTGTTGGTGGGCCTGCTGGTTTCTTAGGCGCGGGACTTGGAGCTGGTATTGAAGCTTTAAGACCAGGTGGCGATATGGCTGGTGGTGCGATTACTGGTGGTCTTGTTGCTAGTCAAGTACTGACACCAGTTTCTCAGGCGATTGGTGGTGCTACTACTTATGCGTCAGATATTGAGAAAGCCAAAATTGCATTAAAAGGAATAACTAAAGATCAAGAAAATTATGACGTTGCTATGGCAGCAGCCGCTAAAGCGACAGAACTTTATAACGTACCGCAAGAAGTAGCGATAAAAGGAATGACAAGATTAAGTGCTGCTGTATTAGGTGCTGGTGGAAATATTCATAACGCAGCCGAAGCATTTTTAAATACAACTGTTGCAATTAAGGGTACTGCTGGTAGTGCAGATGATGTTAAGTCTGCGATCACAGCGATGGTTCAAATATATTCAAAAGGGAAGGTAAGTGCAGAAGAATTGAGTGGACAATTGGGCGAGAGATTCCCTGCGGCAGTTACGAAGTTCGCTAAAGCAAATAATATTTCGACTCAAACATTGCAGAAAAATTTGAAAGATGGAACGGTAGGATTAGACATGTTAAGTAAGTTCGTAACGAGCTTAGGTGATGAGTATGCTCCACTTGCAGAAAAGATAGCGGCTTCTTCAGAAGAAGCAGGGGCAAGGGCGCAAATTTCAATGAATAAGTTAAAGATTGCAGTTGGTACAGCTTTGAAACCTATTGGTGCAGAATTTCAAGAAATAGGAGCAGAATTGCTTCTTTCTTTAATTCCTGCGCTTAAAACTTTAGCTTCCATTGGAGCAGCAGCTTTTAGAGGTTTAGCTGCTGTTCTGAAACCTATCGCTGGACAATTGGACAGAATTATGGATGCGGTAGTTTTACTTGCTGGAGGTGCTGGCTTTGTGGCACTACAGCAATCAATTGGGGTTCTAGTTAGTGGTTCGGCTATTCCTTTATTTACTAAAGTTTTAGGGAAGTTAAGAACAGCTTTTAGAGCTTTAAGATATGAAATGATGCTAAATCCTTGGTTCGCTGCTGGTGTTGCAGCAGCAGCAATAGGCTTGAAAATTCATAAAGATAAAGTAGCTCTTGAGGAATTTATGCAAGACGTAAAAGATGGAGTGATTTCTGTGAAGGATGCCAATATTGAACTTGCAAAGATGGATGAGGTTCTTGAAGGTGGTTTTGGATCTAAATATGATGCACAAATAACTTTTTGGGAAAAATACTTTGGCCCTATTGGAAGTGAGGGAACATTACAGAAAATACGAGATGAACTTGGAAAGGTAGTTGGAGATTTAGAGTCGCTTGAAGATGGTACAAAACATACTTTTGAAGGTCTTGAGAGTACAGGGAAAGACACTTTCTCAGGATTACAGGGTGGTTGGGCGAAATTTGCAGATTCAGTGAAAAATAGTGGAGAAGAAATTGCAAACGTCACAGCATCATGGTTCGACAGGATAACTGATCACTTAAGTCAGTTCGTAACAACTGGAAAATTGAAATTTAAGGAGTTTGCTCGTTCAATTATTGCTGATATAGCGAAGATGATTGCGAAACAAATGATATTTAATATAATTTCTGGTTTTGGTGGTGGTGGTGGTATTTGGGCAGGAAAAAATCTCCCTAAAGGGATGACATATTGGGATACAGATATGGCTATTAACGCCAAAGGAAACGCCTACGGCAAAAACGGTATTGTTCCGTTTTATAAGGGAGGAGTAGTCAATAGACCTACACTCTTCCCGTTTTCCAAGGGAGTTGGCCTGATGGGTGAAGCTGGGCCTGAAGCGATTATCCCCCTCCAACGTGGTAGGGATGGAAAACTTGGAGTAGCTGGCGGCGGCGGTGCTACTACTGTGAATGTGTCAGTCGATGCGAAAGGTACTAAAGTCGAAGGCGATGGTAAGCAAATGGCTCAATTAGGCAGGATGCTTGGTTCTGCTATTGAGGCAGAATTAGTAAAACAAAAACGACCAGGAGGACTTTTAGCTTAATTTCTTATGGCTATTTTTGATGACGCTACTGTGAATTGTGTGACGGCTGCTAGTTATGCAGCAAGTGTGAGTGAAACCCCTGATCTTCGTATCACCGATTTTGGAGATGGTTATCAGCAAAGAAATACGATGGGGATGAATACAAGAAGAAAGCAATGGAATCTTTCTTTTAATAATCGAACCAATGCAGATAGAGATAAAATTGTTGGTTTCTTACAGGCAAGAAATGGTAAAGAAAGTTTTGATTGGATTGATCCAACAACAACTATTTACAAGAAATATGTTTGTGAAAGTTGGGATGTAGAAATGACTTCTTTCAATAACAACACTATTTCGATGCAGTTTAAGCAGGTATTTGAATCTAGCTAATGCCAGTTCCAGTTAGCCAATTACAAAGTTCTAATCCAACTGCAATTATTGAATTGTTCGAGTTGGAATTAGATACGACTTTGCATGGAAATGCAAGAACGGCTGGTTGGGGTGTATGGACTGCTAATAAATATATGCCGTATGGAACCGAGGTTAGAAGTACGACTGAACATGGGAAAGGTCTTATTTTTAGAACTATGATCCCTGGTACGACTGGAAGTACTGAACCTTCATGGCCTGTAAATAAAAATGGGATTGTGACAAATGGGACGGTAACTTTTAGATCTTTTAATCCTACTTATTATTTTCATAATGGTGCTTCTAGCAATACAACTGCTGATCAATTTGTAGATATAAAATTCGGAGGTCAAATTTATAAACAAATGCCGATTCAGGCTGAAGGATTTGAATATAAAGGAGGTGCAAAAGGAGGTCTGCCTAGACCTACAATGCGTGTTAGCAATTTATTTAATACGATCACTGCAATTCTTAATGAGGTAAATATAACAACAGCAGGAAATGATTTAGCAGGAGCAAAATTAACAAGAGTAAGAACTCTCGAACGATTTATTGAGGCTGAAAGTTTTGGTACTGATTCATTTCTTGGTACTGAAGATGGTGTCGATGGGTTCACAATGGAAAATGATGATACGTTTAAGCCAGAAGAACTTGGAAACCCTTATGGAGATCCCGATTCAACTCAAAGATTTCCTGACGAAGTTTATTTTGTAGATCGAAAGGTCAATGAAAATAAGGAAATGGTTGAATTTGAATTATGTAGTGCGCTTGATTTGGCAGGCGTTCGACTTCCGAAAAGACAATGTTTACCTGCTGATTTTCCAGGTATAGGAGCGTTCCACGCATGACATGGAAAGATGATGCGCTCTTGGCAGCAAAGGAAGCTGATCCTAATGAAGCTTGTGGTTTATTAATTGTACGAAAGGGGAAAGAATGTTATTGGCCTTGTAAAAATATTGCTGAAAGTCGATACGATCAATTCATTCTTGATTCAAAAGATTATGCAGCAGCAGAAGACGCTGGAGAAATATTAGCGATAGTTCATTCGCATCCGAAGACCCCACCAATTCCTAGCCAAGCAGATATGATTTCATGCGAGGCAAGTGAATTACCTTGGTATATCGTTAATCCCAAAACAGAACAGTGGCATTATTTTGAGCCATCTGGATATAAAGCACCACTTGAAGGTAGAACTTGGGTATGGGGTGTTGCTGATTGTTGGACGTTGGTAAGAGATTATTATCTAGAGCAAGGTCAAGAGATAAGGGATTGGGATCGACCTGTTAATCCAGAAGATTTCAGGTTGAATCCTATGTTTGATGGTTGTTGGAGGGAAGCAGGATTCAGAGAACTTGCTCCAGATGAAGAACTGCAAAAAGGAGATGCTTTATTAATGAGTATTCGAGGTCGAGGTTTAAATCATGTTGCTGTCTATCTTGGAGAGAATGATATTTTGCATCATTTACAAGGAAGGTTGTCGAGTCGTGACCAATTGGACGAATGGCTATTAAAGTGTATTGGTAGGAGGGTTACGTTACGTCATGCTTAGGAAAGTCAAATTATATGGAAAACTTGCAAAGTTTGTCGGTCATAGAGTTTTAGAAGCAGACGTACATAATGCTGCTGAAGCTGTTCGTTTTCTGGTTGCTAATTGGCCTGCTTTAGAGCAGCACATGGCAAATCAGCATTACAAGGTAGAAGTTGGGAGTTCTGCGTTGACTTTGGAAGAAACTCTCTATCCTATTGGATCGGATGATATTAGTATTACGCCTGTTATTGCTGGAGCTGGAAATACGGGAAGGATTCTTTTAGGTGCTGCGTTGATAACTGTTGCGATAATGGCTCCTGGTGCTGGTTTCGCTTTCGGAGCGAAAGGTGTTGGGTTTATGTCTACTGCGGCTGGAGGTGGCTTTAGTCTGGCTGCACTTGCAGGAAATGTAGGAATAATGCTGGTCCTATCTGGAGTGGCTGGATTATTGACTCCTACTCCAAAAACGCCAGAATCAGAAGAAGATCCTCAGAATCAATTTAGCTTCAGTGGAATACAACAAACTGGAAGAGCAGGAACAGCAATTCCTGTTTGCTACGGTGAGGTCTTAACAGGATCTGTTGTTATTTCCGCAGGTATTGACGTAACTTCAAACTAAACATGGCACAAATTATTGGTTCTGGTGGTGGCGGTGGTAAAGGAGGTGGTGGCGGTGGTCGAACACCAACTACTGAAGCAGATTCTCTTGATAGTAAAAGTTACGCAAGTGTATTAGACCTGATTTCTGAGGGCGAGATAGAAGGGGTTAAAGATGGTTCTTTGCAAAATGTTTTTTTAAATAATACTCCTATTGAAAATAGTGATGGTACTTATAACTTCCAGAATGTACAATATGGGTTTCGTGAAGGAACGACTGATCAAACGATTATTGGTTCAGGAACAGATGAACCTAAAAGTTTTGATATTACTCAATCGACTGTTCAAGCCGCAGAGAGTTTGCCTGCTGAAGTAGTTAATAACACTGGTTATTGGAAGAAGGAATATAATTTCTCTGCGGGTGTTTTTATTAAAAAAACAATTAGTGATGTTGTTCAGTACTTTGAATGTACGACTGATGGTGGATCTTCAGGAGAATCTGAACCTTCTTGGAATACAACAGTTGGGGGTACAACGTCAGATGGTGATCTTGTTTGGACTTGTTTAGCTAGTGATCCTAATACTGTTGGTGTTGTAAGGACTGTTTCTACTTCTTCAGCTTCTGTTAATGTAATTTTTGTAGTTATTAAGATTCCTGCTCTTCAACATATTGAAGACGATGGTGACATTGTAGGTACTTCAGTTAAGATTAAAATTCAATTGCAGATTACGGAGGGAGGTGTTACTAGCGGATGGGTAGATCAAATTATTAATACAGGTGGTGAGACAGATGCAGATAAAAAGATAGATACGATTACAGGTCGAACTGGTGATGAATATAAGAAACAATATAGCGTTGATTTACCTTTAAGCTATACAGAAGCAAAGATTAAAGTTATTCGTTTAACAGATAATTCTTCAGATTTAACTAGAGTTCAAAATCAGACATATTGGGATTTTTTCACGAAAGTTACTTGGGGTACTAGAACTTATCCCAATTGTGCATTGGTAGGTCTTCGTATTGATGCTCAACAGTTTTCATCAATTCCAACAAGAGCTTATTTAGTTAGAGGTACAAAAATCAGAATCCCTTCAATTGTTGTTGGAGGAACTGAACAGGTCACAGTTGATCAGACGACTGGTGCGATTATTTATCCTCAGAACGGTGTTTGGTCTGGGACTTTTCAAGCGGCGGTTTGGTGTGCTGATCCTGCTTGGTGTTTGTGGGATCTTTTGACATCTCAGAGATATGGTTTGGGGGATCATGTTCTTACTCCTTCTGAGAAATCGAGTTTTGACGGTAATGCGGAACGGTTGAGTAAATTTGATTTTTTTGCTGCTTCTAAATATTGCTCTGCTCTCAACACCAGATCTAGCGGAACGACTAATGATTATCATGCGACGACTGGTAAGCATGGCATATCTGATGGCTTTGGTGGATTTGAACCACGTTTTTCTTGCAATGTCTATATCCAAGGTCGAGCAGAAGCTTTTGATTTAATCAATTCAATGGCTGCTATCTTTATGGGGATGCCATATTGGTCGTCAGGTAGTCTTGCAGTGACGCAAGACAAACCTCAATCCAGTAGTTATTTATTTACTCTCGCAAATATCACTTCTGAAGGGTTTAATTATTCAGGTAGTAGCCAAAGGACAAGAGCAACAGTAGTAGTAGTTAAATATTTTGATAAAAACCTTAGATCGTTTGCGTACGAAAAGGTTTCAGCAGAAGACGAAATTATTAATAAGTATGGTGCAATTACTAAAAACATAGAGGCTTTTGCTTGCACAAGTAGATCGCAGGCAAAAAGAGTTGCAAAATGGCTTCTTTATACAGAAGAGAATGAAACAGAAGTTGTTACATTTACTTGTAGCTTAGAAGCTGGTGTTGTTGTTCGTCCTGGGCAAGTTATTGATATAGCAGATCCTTTAAAAGCTGGTCTAAGAAGAGGTGGTCGAATAACTGCTTCATCTACTGCTCAGATAACTGTAGATGGTACTGCTGGAGTTGATACAGATTTACCTCAAGATAGTGGAAGTTATTCTTCAGGGTATGTAAGGACAATTCATGTCTTGCTTCCTGATGGCACTGTTGAATCTAGAGCTGTTAATAATATTCAAGGAAATATTATTGTTCCACAGCAAGCTTTCTCTGTCGCTCCAAATGTTAATAGTGTTTGGGTCTTAGAAACATCTGGGGGAACTTCTGCTGAGAACTTGCAAACAACTCAGTGGCGAGTCGTTTCGGTTGAGGAGCAAGATGAGCTTGAATATAAGGTTTCAGCACTTTCTTACAATGCTTCTAAGTATGCAAATGTTGAAGCAGGAGAAACTTTAACAACAAGAGATTTCAGCAATCTGAATGAAATACCTGCTGCACCTACTGGCCCTTTAACTATTATTCAGCAACTTTATAAACAGGCAGATCAGGTAAAAGCAAAAATAGTCTTTTCATGGAAAACTGTTTTAGGTGTTAGTAAGTATGAAGTCAGATGGAGAAAAGCGAATGGTTCTTGGCGTGTTTATACACAGTTAGGGAATAATGATGAGATTCCAGATATAACTGCTGGTAGTTTTGAATTTAAAATTTATAGTCTTAATGCTACAGGCGTACCATCAAGTACGGCTTTACATGCTTATTACAGTGCGACTGGGAAATCAACTCCTCCAAGTGATATTGCGAATTTTGCCTATTCAATAGATTCTTCAATAGGTATTGTTTTTACATGGGATAAGTTAGTTGCTGTTTATCCTAGTTTTAATGATTTAGATGTTGTTGGATATGAAATAAGAACGACAGATGCTAATTGGGGCTTATCAAATAATGCTTATTATAATCCAACTACTCCTGTCGCTGGAGAGAATTTAATAGCAAGAGTTACTGCTAATAGTTATAACCTTGGGTTTATATCTCTTGGGAGTCAAGGTTATTATATAAAGGCTTATGACAGTCAGGATGTTTATAGTACTAATAGTTCTTCTTTAAATATTGCAGTAGGAGTTCCCAACACTCCATCTCCTTCTATCTCTTTTGAAGGTAGTAATGTTGTTATCACTTGGGAGCAAGTCTCTACTGTTGGGAAATATGCTATTTCTCATTATGAAGTTTCAAAAGATGCGAATTTTGGAACTATTCTTGAGAAATTAGACACGACAGTTTATAAACGAGAAGTTGATTTTATTGGCTCTCAAAATTTTTATGTTCGTGCTGTTGATATAGGAGGCAATGTCAGTGAAGGTGCGATTGTTTCTATCACCAATATTGCGGCAGATGAATATGGTTTAGAAGCTGCTTATAGCAGTGGTACAAGTGTTGATTTGAAATGGAACGCTAAAGATGGTAGTACTCCTACTTTCTCTTATGAATTAGGTCATGGTCCTGCTAACCAAGGAACCTTTGCTGATGCTGTAGGAAAACAACAGGTAAAAGGTACTACTTTATCTTTTATCGTTGATTGGACAACTGATAGAAGGTTCTTTATTCGAGCAATTGACGCTCAGGGTAATTACGGAGATGCAGAACATGTTGATTTATCTTTTACTACTCCAGGTGGTGTTTCTAGCGTTACAACAACTTTCAAATCAGACAGTGACGCTCTATTAAAAAGTGAAATTGAAATTAGCTGGAACGCTGCAACGAGAGGATCTTTAAATATTGAAGAGTATGAAATAAGAAAAAATCTTGGTAATACAACTTCCTTTGCTGCTGCAACTGTTATTGCAACTATCAAAGCTTTAGTAATTACGACTGAAGTTGATTGGGAGGGAGTGCAGAAGTTTTGGATTGTAGCCAAGGATATAAATGGTAATTATGGTGTTCCTATCTCAACCACAGCAACTGTTACTCACCCTGGGCAAGTAAGCAAGTTTAATCAAGAAGTTATAGATAATAATGTTTTACTTAACTGGGGTGAGGCTGCTTCTAATCTTCCTATTCTCTATTACAACATTAAGAAGCAAACAAATCCTAATTTACCTTTAGATACTATTACTAACTTTGGCAGTAGGGGGTCAGAGATTGGAACAAAACAAGGTCTATTTACGACTGTTTTTGAAACAATAGGTGGCACTTATACATATTGGATAGCAGCCGTTGATTCAGCTAATAACACTGGTACTCCGAAAAGTGTTTCGGCTACTGTCAACCAACCACCTGATTATGTATTAAGGACAAATCTTGATAGTACATTTAATAATCAATCTTTTGCAGGTGGAGGCTCTACAACTGTTTCTAAAACAAATGCCTTTGCTGAATCTGATACTTTATATGTCAACGTAGATACAGGTAGACAATATCAAGAACATTTTATAGGTACAGGATCTGCAAATTCTCCTCAATTTCCAAATTGGAACTCTTATGAAGTAGCAGTAGGAGGACAAAGAGCTTATGGTTTACCTTCTGCTACATCAGGTTCATATCAAGAAATACTTGATTATGGAGCAGTATTGGCAGGAACAAAGGCAATTGGAACAATGACGGCAATACATGAAGCAGGGTCTACAACTATTACTCCTTCTATTTCTACAAGTTTAGATAGTACGAATTGGACAGATTATCCAGGTAGTGTCACTACTTCTGGTGATAATTCTTACTCTACTTTTGGTACGAATTTTAGATATGTAAAATTTAATTATGCTTTTGGAAGTTCAGGCAATGATGATTTATTAAAAATAACTGGATTTAATATGAGATTAGAAGCAAAACAAAAAACAGATTCGGGTAATGGATTAGTACAAACAGAAAGAACTGCTACTTACACTCAATCTGGAACAGAAATAGTTATCACTCTAGCTAATGATACTCATGGTTACAAATTAGGTGATGGCATTTCTCTGAATTTCACATCAGGTAGGTCAACAGACGGGCAGGGTTTCTATAAAATTTCTAATATTCAAAGCACTTCGATATTTAAAGTAAATCAATATCTAAGTACAGGAAATGTTTGGACAACTATTTCTAGTGCAAATAATACTGGTAATGTGACGTTGGATCATGGAGGAGGCACAGTGCTTCCTTCTATTGAATTTGTAGATATTGCGGCTATTATTGTTACACCTTCGGGATCAAGTGCAAGAATAGCAATATATGATTTTCTCGATGCACCTAATCCCAAAGCGTTTAAAGTGTTGTTATACAACACTTCTGGAACTAAAGTGGGAGACGGCACTGGCACTAATTTCAGTTGGACGGCAAGAGGTAATTAATGGCTAACTGGACGAACCCTGAACTCACAAGTACATATACGGATTTCTTAGCAGAAGTCAAAGCAAGAGATGTTGATGTTGCTCTTCAATTTTCTAGTGGTTCTCCTACTAACATGCCCACTGGATCAATTCAGTGGAATAGTACAGAGAATAGATGGAAGAAATGGACTGGCAGTAGTTGGGGTGAGCTTGCTACTACTTATCAATTAACAGCTTTAACTACAGAAGGAACTGCTAGTTTCGGTGGAAACGTAACAATTACTGGAACAAAGACTCTTGATGTAGGTGGATCAGCAACTGCCTCTTCTTTTATTGTTGATGGAACAACAGCTCCTTCGTCACAGGGAATATATGCTCCTAGTAGTAATACCCTTGGATTTTCTGCTGGTGGACATCAAGCTAATTTAACTACGACTGGATTAAAGCTTGGTTCGGGAACGGCAGGATGCAAATTAGATGTTGCTGGTGGTATAAAGGCTTCAGGTGGTACAACTATTGGTTCTCATGGTTATGGATTTAGCAGTAATGATACAGATGGAGGGATGTTTTCAAATGCCGATGATGAAATAACTTTTAAGACCAATGATACGAGACGATTAACGATTCAAGGGAATCAAATAGGGGTCAATATTACTAACCCTGATGTCCATTTGCATGTTTGTAATACTAATACTAATAATTCTGCTGCTGGAACAGGTTTTAGAATATCTAATAATGAAGGTAGTTATTCTATTTGGGCAAATGATGATAGGGCATACCATTATGTTGATACTTATCTTTTTAATAACGAGGCTGGAAGCGTTACTTATGGAACTTGGAACTCTACTGGACTTGGAGTAAATTGTTGGGCTACTACTGGTAATAAATTCGAGGTTGATGGAAATGCAAAAGTTGTAGGAAACTTAAGGGTTGGAGCTTTGCTCTTTAACAGTGGTGGAAGTGCTTATAAACCTGCTGATCTCAATGTTAATGCTACTAATAGGCTTTTATATCAGGTGTCTGGTGATGGTGGTACAGCAGGAAATACTGCCGCACTTTCTAGTGGAACGTCTGGGCAGTTTTTAAAATCACAAGGCACTAATAATGCACCTATATGGTCTGCTGTTGACACCTCTGGAAGAGTCCCGATTGGTGGAATTATTATTTGGTATGGAGCTGTAAATACAATTCCTACTGGATGGTCGTTATGTAATGGATCTCAAGTTAATGGTTATACGACTCCAGACTTAAGAGCTAGGTTCGTTGTTGGTTCTGGTGTTGGCAATGGGGCTAAAAACCCTGGGCAAACTGGTGGTAGTGAAGATGCTGTTGTTGTTGCTCATGCTCATGGTTCAAGTAATAAGACATCAACAAACGGCAGTCATGGTCACTCTATTACTGATCCTGGTCACCAGCACTCTTATACCAGTCCGACAATAGGAAACAACCCAAATCTGAAAAACGACAGTCATGGTTCAGCCGTTGAATATCCTACAAGTGATGGGGCTTCCACAACTTCTGGCACGACAGGAATCAGTATCTCTTCAAATGGTAATCACGACCATACGATCAGTAGTACTGGTGTTGATGGAACTGACAAGAATATGCCTCCTTACTATGCTCTTTGCTACATAATGAGGACTTCTTAGTATTTTCTATAACTAATAAAAAGACAAGAAAAGCAAGAAGATTCAAGAAAATCTTCCTCTCTTCTAAGTTTGATAGGTATTATTAGACTATCCTAAAGAAGATCCAAGAGGGAAGGAAGTGGCAAACAGGAAGATTACAGATTTAAATGCGCTGACTACTCCAGCTTTAGATGATGTAATACCCATAGTCGATGTCAGTGAAACTAGCAATGCGACCAAAAATAAGAAGATAACTGCTGGAAATTTAATTCAAAACACTCCATCTATTGCTTTGCAATTTGCAGATGGTACAGCATCATCTCCAAGTATTAAATTTACAAGTGCATTAACAACAGGTCTATATCGTAGTGCGGCAAATGAATTATCTATAGCAACGAATGGTGGTCAAGCAATAAAAGTTGAGTCAAACAATAAGACCACTATTTATGGAGATCTTGTAGTTACTGGTGGAACTACTACAATCTCCTCTACTCAGATTGATGTAAATGATAAGAACTTGCAGCTTGCTACAGGTAATAGTTCTGATTCTGGGGCAGATGGAGGTGGACTAACAGTTAAAGGTGCAAGCGATAAGACTTGGAATTGGGTTGACAGTACAGATGCTTGGACTGCTAATCAGCATATTGATGTCACAACTGGAAAGGTTTATAAGATTGCTGGTACTGAAGTTTTAAATGCAACGACATTAGGTGCTGGAATTGTTAATAGTTCTCTTACTTCTGTTGGAACGCTTGGATCATTAACAGTCACCAATGCTGTTACCGCAGCCAGTTTAGATATTTCTGGTGGAGCTGATATAGATGGAACTTTAGAGGCTGACGCTTATACCGTTAATGGCACAGCGTTAAATGAATATATCGCCGACACAGTTGGGGCGATGGTTTCTAGTAACACTGAAACCAACATCACTGTCACCTATGACGATGCAGATAATACTTTAGATTTTGTTATTGGCACGTTAAATCAAGATACAACTGGTAATGCTGCAACAGCGACTGCATTAGAAACTGCAAGAACTATAGGAGGTGTGTCATTCAACGGAACTGCGAGCATCGACCTCCCTGGTGTCAATCAAACGGGAAATCAGAATACTACAGGCAGTGCGGCAACATTAACCACAGCGAGAACGATAGGTGGTGTTTCTTTCGATGGAAGTGCAGCTATAAACCTGCCAGGGGTCAATGCGGCTGGAAATCAGAATACTTCAGGAACTGCTGCTGGGTTAAGCGGTACACCCAACATCACAGTCGGAGTAGTGACAGGAGGGAGCCTTGATATTTCTGGTGATGCAGATATTGACGGAACTCTTGAAGCAGATGCGATCACGGTTGATGGTACTGCGTTAAATGAATTTATTGCCGATACAGTCGGCGCAATGGTTTCCAGTAATACGGAAACCAATATTGCAGTTACTTATGACGACAGTGATAACACTCTTGATTTCGTAATTAGTTCTTATCCTGCGGCTTCAATTAGTGGAACAACTTTAGCCAGCAATGTTGTTACATCTAGTCTGACTTCAGTTGGAACATTAGGCTCACTTACTGTCACCAACGCTGTTACAGCAGGAAGCTTAGATATTTCGGGTGGTGTAGATGTTGACGGAACATTAGAAGCAGATGCAATCACAGTTGATGGAACTGCTCTTAATGAGTACATCGCTGACACTGTTGGAGCAATGGTTTCCAGCAATACGGAGACTAATATCGCAGTTACTTACGACGATTCAGATAACACTTTAGATTTTTCAGTTGTCAATATTACTGGTAATGCAGCGACAGCAACTGCTCTTCAAAATGCAAGGACAATTGGTGGAGTTAGCTTTGATGGCACTGCAAATATTGATCTCCCAGGTGTCAATACAGCAGGCAACCAAAACACTTCTGGAACAGCAGCAAACTTAAGTGGTACTCCTAATATCACTGTTGGAATCGTTACAGCAGCCAGTCTTGATATTTCGGGTAACGCCGATATTGATGGGACTTTAGAAGCAGACGCAATAACTGTTGACGGTACAGCGTTAGATGAGTTTATAGCTGACACTATCGGCGCAATGGTCGGTAGTAACACAGAGACTGGAATTACAGTTACCTATGACGACTCAGATAATACGCTTGATTTCGTTATTGGGACGTTAAACCAAGACACGACTGGAACAGCAGCACTTGCAACTGAATTTACAGTTACAGCGAATAACTCAACAGATGAAACTGTTTATCCTACTTTTGTTGATGGAGCAACAGGAAGCCAAGGGGCAGAAACAGATACAGCATTAACTTATAACCCTTCAACTGGTTTATTTACTTCAACTGTCTTTAGCGGTTCTGGAGCAAACTTAACCAACTTAAATGCAAGTCAATTATCTTCAGGCACAATTGCAGCCGCAAGATTAGACACAGCTACAACTCAAAGTGCATCTAATAATTCAACTAAAATAGCAACAACAGCCTATGTAGATACTGCGGTTTCAAACTTAGTTGATGGTAGCCCAGGAGCATTAAATACACTTAACGAGTTAGCTGCGGCATTAGGAGATGATGCTAATTTCTCAACGACAGTAACAAATAGTATCGCTGCAAAATTACCATTGGCAGGCGGCACGATGAGTGGTGCGCTCAATATGGGGAATCAAAATATTACGAATGGAGGAACGATTACAGGAACATTTGTAGGAAATATCACAGGGAATGTCACTGGTAATACTTCGGGTTCTGCTGGCTCTTGTACTGGAAATGCTGCTACTGCCACAGCACTTGCAACAGCTAGAGCAATCGGTGGAGTTAACTTTGACGGAACAGCCGCAATAGATCTTCCTGGTGTTAATACCGCAGGTAATCAAAACACGTCAGGTACTGCTGCTGGTCTAACTGGAACTCCCAATATCACAGTTGGAGTTGTTACCGCAGCTTCATTAGATATATCTGGCAACGTCGATGTAGACGGAACTCTTGAGACAGATGCTTTAACGATTGATGGAGTAAGTCTTTCAGAAACAATTGCAGATACTGTCGGAGCGATGGTTGGAAGTAATACAGAGACAGGTATTACGGTCACTTATGACGACTCAGATAATACTCTTGATTTTGTAGTAGGAACTCTCAACCAAGACACTACAGGAAACGCAGCAACAGCAACAGCACTTGCAACAGCTCGAACAATTAATGGTGTTTCGTTTGACGGTACAGGAAATATCACAGTCACAGCAGCCGCAGGAACTCTTAGTGGAAACACGCTCGCTAGTGGAGTTACAGCTTCAAGTCTTACTTCAGTTGGAACATTAACTGGACTAACTGTTAGTGGAAATATTGCAATGACAGGCACAGGAGCAATTGATGTTCCTACTGGTACGACTGCTCAAAGACCTGGTTCTCCAACAACAGGATTATTCAGATATAACTCCACCGAAGGAGAATTTGAAGGTTATACAGCTTCAGGTTGGGGAGCGATTGCTGGGGGCGGTGGAAGTGGTGGAACAAATTTCATGTATTTGGGATTGAGGAACGCAGCTAATAATGGAGCAGCTTCTTACCCTGCTTCTGATTTTACTCTTGTTAATGCTGGTACTTCTAATGCAATATCTCCAACTCAAGCAAATGCTTTACTTGTTTCTTATGGAGGTGTAATTCAGCAACCTAATTCTGGAACATCAACTCCAACAACAGGCTATGCAATTAATGGCTCGACAATTAAGTTTGGTTCTAACATTGCAGGCGCACCAGATTTTGTTATTTATTTAAAAAATGCAGGTATTGGTACTCCTACTGATGACACAGTTGATCTTGCTCAGTTAGCTCATGCAACTCAAGGTGATGTTCTTTATTACGGAGCATCGGGCGCACCTGCAAGATTAGGCGCAGATAACGGTAAATTCCTTAGATCAAATGGAAGTAGTTCTAATCCAAGTTGGGAAACAGTTACTTCAACTCCAGAAGGGACTGCGATTTTATCTACAGGTGAAAGTGGTGGTAGCAAGTATCTAAGAGAAGACGGTGATGGTACTTCTTCTTGGCAAGCTGTTCCTGCTGGGATCACGATTAATAACAATGCAAATAACAGAGTTATCACTGGATCGGGTACAGCAAACACCTTAGAAGGAGAAGCTTCATTACTATTTGATGGAACAACAGTAACGAGTCCTGCTATTAGTGCATCAAATGGAATAATAGAAACAGCAGCAACCGTAGCTTCCAACCATACGATTAGTACCAACTACAATGCGATGAGTGCAGGGCCAATCACAGTTTCTGCGACAGTCACAATTCCATCAGGTTCTGTGTGGACTATTGTTTAACAGAGGTTAAAATTTAATCATGGCTACCACGATTACAGCTAACGGTATTAACTTCCCAGATGGAAGTGCTTCTGCACCGAGTATTGGAGGAACAGATACAAATACAGGACTATTTACAGGGTCAGATATTGTTGGTTTTGCAACTGGTGGAGAAGAAAGGATTCGCATCACATCAGTTGGTAAAATTCTTATAGGTGGTAGTAGTACAACAACATCAGGATTATTAAATGTAAAAGGAAATGCAGTATTAGATGATGGTACTAATGCAAGAATAACATTACAAGCAGAAGATACAAATACAAACCAAATAATATCAACAACCACCAACTTTGGGAGTTATTGTGAAATAAAGTATCGGGCTACTGATCATATATTCCAATATGGTACAACAGAATTACTTCGCATTAATTCAGGTGGTCAATTAGAATTACAGAAGGATCAAGATGGTGTAACAGGAAGACCAGCTAATAGAATAGTATTCAAAGATCTTGATGCCTCTGTTGCAGCAGGACAACCAATAGGTGAAATATCTTGGTATTCTACTGATTCTGGGATGGCAAATGTTAATTCCTATATTAGAGGAATTAATGAAGCAACTAATGGTTCTGGGGCACTTGCATTTGGTGTAAAAGCATCAGGTTCAAATGAAATTGAAGCACTTCGCATCACATCAACTGGACAATTACAAGCAACTAGTGCTGCTGATGTTCGATTAACTTTAGGTTCGTCTGGTACTGCTGGAACTAACGATAGTGTTCATGTAAGGGCAGATAGTGCAGATCTAAAATTCATGGCTGCTAGTGGTGGTAATACTATATTTGAAGTAAACGGAACAGAGACACTTAAAATTGTATCTAATGGAAAAGTTTTAATTGGTGCTACTACTACTGCTGGTATCCATTCTCAATCAGGTGCCGTTGGATTAGGTATAGAAAGTGGAACTGTTGGATCAAATTATGGACAAGGAGTTATCTCCTTAGTAGGTAGTGGTGGCGATTTCTATGCCATGACCATGAGGCAATCAACTGGCAATGCTTGGGGATTATTGCCGATCTTTAGTTCTAGTGTTGACCGTCTCTCATTTGGTTACTATGACGCTGAATCTAGCCCTGCTGTTAATCAAACTATTTTCTCACTTTATGAAAATGGTAATGCAGCACTAAATGACGGAAACCTACAGGTAGCAAACGGTCACGGTATTGACTTTAGTGCTACTGCTAATGGGGGAAATGGTACTCCTAGTGAAATATTAAGTGACTATGAAGAAGGCGAATTTGAGCCTGAGTTTTCCCACGGTGCTACTGCCACTACGTATAGTAATCAAAAAGGTTTTTACACTAAGGTAGGTAATAAAGTATTCGCTACTTTTTACGTTAGAGCTCATACAGGTATATCAACCAACGGTAGTGATTTAAGGATAAGTGGCTTACCTTTTACAAGTAATAGTACTGCTTCAAAAGAAGGAGGCGGTTTTATTACTTATACTAATGGTTTTTTTGGTACTACTGTTGCTAACTATACGACTGGTGTTTGGGTTCCTAATTCAACTAATTACCTCATGTTTTACAAAATGACTGATGGTGTATCAATAAAAGGTAATGATTGTACTCTTAGTGGGAAATATTGTATCGGTCAAGTTATTTATACTGTATAGACCGTTAGCACGTCTATAAACTACGCATTTTTGCAACCGAATTATGAGCAGATTAAAAACCGACGCTATCAGGAATGTTAACGCTTCTGTTGATGGTATTACTTTAGATACGTCTGGTAATGTTGCGATTCCTAATGAACTGCAATTAGCAGACAAAATTGTTCATACAGGTGATACAAATACATTTATTAGATTTCCTGCGGCTGATACGGTTTCAGTTGAAACTGCTGGAGATGAAAGACTTCGCATCACATCAAATGGAAATCTGCTTTTAGGAACAGATACTGAAACTAATAATATTCGTTTAGGTAATAAATTCGGTATTGCTGGAACTACAGCATACACTGGTATGTCTATTACCAATTATTCAGGAACTACTGCTGCTTATAAACCTTTGTTTGATTTTAATAGGTCAAGAGGAACTAGTGATGGAAGTTTCGTAGCAGTTCAGGCTGATGATGGTTTAGGTGAAATAATTTTTAGAGGGTCTGGAACTAGTGCTTT